CTTTGCAGAAGGTGTAGCAACTCAGGGCACTTCAGGCTCTGAGAAGCAAAAGCGAGCTAAGCGTGGAGCTGGAACAAAACCAGGAAAACGTTATGCAGAGAAGGTCAAAACCAATTTGCAGGCAGGTTTGCAATCAGTGCAAGTGAGGCAGAAGATGATGAGGAATTTGTATTTCTTAACCCGACCAGTAGATGGCGAGTTAGTAGCAAATTGTTTGTTTTTGAAAGGTTCAATTTGTGTTATGAACGATCATGTTTATAAATCACGAGATGACTTTCAATTTTGTTCTTACGTGCAAGGATTGTGTGGAAGAGACTTTGTTGAGGTAGACAAATCTCAAATGGTAGTGTTGGGGCGTAAGCCTGATAGGGACTTGATTTATTTGTCCATACCAGGTATGCGTCGACATGGCGACATAACCAACTTCTTTTTGTCCAGGGATGCTTATTACAAGCGTTCACAGGCAATTATGGATGTGGCTATGCTCACCATAGATTTGAATAGTTTCGCGCCTGTTATCGATCCGATAGCAGAAGTGAGGATAAGACCTCATGAGAAGGAGAATATTGATGATGAGATTACGCCTACGTATGTGTTTGATCGTTACACTTACGCGTGGCGCGGTTCCAAGCCTGGAGCTTGCGGAACTCCGTTAACGGCGGAGTTCGCATCAGATCTTGTTATCATGGGAATACATGCAGCTGGACAGCCAGCTATCAATTTTGGAGTTGGAGTTCCGATTTGGACTGATGATTTTAAATTGTTTGAAGATACTCAGAATGCTGGGGTCAGATTACAATGTGGAGACACTATGTCTTTTTTGGATAGGGATTTAGTAGGAGCGTATGATATCTCTACGAAACATGAGTTTGTCACCCCAATTCGGACCAGTCCCTCCAATGTTTCCCAATTTAAGAAGACGGTTTTTACTAAGCAGTCTTTTCGGGGGGGACCCGAGAAGATTCCTGCGGATTTGACGCGGTAAGCTTATGCGAATTGTCTCCTTAAGGAGGAGGAGATTAAAGGAATGAATAAGGAATCTAAGGAAGCTACGCTTCTGGCGAGGACTTTTCAGGATAAGTTGATGGAAGGCTTCGTGG